GACTTTCAGGTGAGACAGGCCGGTGCGGGCTTTTTCGCGGGCTTCGAGGTCGATCAGGAATTGCCCGGCGTTTTCGCTGAGCGATTGCAGTTCATCGAGTTCGCTGTCGTAACCGGTTTTCAACACCCCGCCGTCACGGATTACCGCGGGCGGGTTGTCGATGATGGCTTTTTCCAGCAAGGCCGCCAGTTCCGGGTAAGTGCTGGTGGTGATCGCCAGTTGGTTGAGGTGCGGCGCTTCAAGTTCGGTCATCGCCACTTGCAGTTGCGGCAGCGCGCCGAGGGCATCCCGCAGGCGCGCGAGGTCCCGCGGACGGGCATTGCGCAGGCCGATCCGGGCGAGAATGCGCTCGATGTCGCCGATTTCCTTGAGCTGCGGCTGCAGCTTTTCGAAACGATAGCCGTCAAGCAGGCAGGTGATCGAGGTCTGGCGCGCCAGCAACACGCTCAGGTCACGCAGCGGGCGGTTCAGCCAGCGAGTCAGCAGACGGCTACCCATGGCGGTCTGGCAACGATCGACCACCGACTGCAGGGTGTTGTCACGACCGCCGGCCAGGTTGGTGTCCAGTTCCAGGTTGCGGCGACTCGCCCCATCCAGCACTACGGTATCGTCCAGGCGTTCGTGGCGCAGGCTGCGCAAGTGCGGCAGGGCGGTGCGCTGGGTTTCTTTCGCGTAGGCCAGCAGGCAACCGGCGGCGCCGATGGCCAGGGTCAGGTTTTCACAACCGAAACCCTTGAGGTCCTGGGTCGAGAATTGCTGGCAAAGACTCTTGAAAGCCGAATCACGCTCGAAATCCCACGGCGCACGGCGACGAACGCCACGACGTTTCTCGGCAGGCAGATCCTTGGGCCAGTCATCCGGGATCAGCAATTCCACTGGATTGACGCGCTCCAGTTCCGCCAGCAGGTTTTCCCAGCCCTTGATTTCCAGCACGCTGAAGTTTCCACTGGTGATATCCAGCACCGCCAGGCCGAACAGGCGCTCGTCGCCCAGGACGGCGGCGATCAGATTGTCCCGGCGCTCATCGAGCAGCGCTTCGTCGCTCACCGTGCCCGGAGTGATGATCCGCACTACCTGGCGATCCACCGGGCCTTTGCTGGTAGCCGGGTCACCGACCTGCTCGCAGATCACCACCGACTCGCCGAGCTTCACCAGTTTCGCCAGATAACCTTCCGCCGCATGGTAAGGAATGCCGCACATCGGAATCGCCTGGCCGGCTGACTGCCCGCGAGCGGTCAGGGTGATGTCGAGGAGCTTGGCGGCCTTCTTCGCGTCTTCATAGAAGATCTCGTAGAAGTCGCCCATGCGATAGAACATAAGCTGGTCAGGGTGCTGGTTCTTCAGCCGCCAGTATTGCTGCATCATCGGCGTGTGACTGGATAATTCAGAAATTGCTTTATTCATCAGTGGCTTAGCGCTATCTGTTCAAGAGCGTGGGGCAAAAATGGGGCATTTCATCGTTGAAAAAATCAATGAAAGGCAAGGTGCCGGCACGGTTGGAAAATGTGCGAGGAGGTTACCATAGGGCGTCGATGCGCTCACTCTTCGATGGCAGACATAGATGGCAAAAGGAATGGCCGTGTGCTATCAAGGCTGAAATTATTGGTCCTGCCAGGTATAGAAATGAGAGAAGCTTTTTCACAGCATTTTGCTACTGATCCAGATAGGCGAGAGAAGCTTTGGGAAAATTGTCTTTTTGTTTTTGATACTAACGTTCTTACTGGCATTTATCGTCGATCTGAAGAAGCACGTGATGCGCAGTATAAGTTGATGGTGGCGTTGGGTGATCGGTTGTGGATACCTCATCGTGTTATTTATGAGTTTCTAGATAATCGTGCAAAAATTGTACATGATCAAGCGCAGCTTTATGCGGTAAGTATTAGTGAATTACAGGGGATGCTGTCGAGCTTTGAAGTCGTGACGAGGCATCCATTTTTATCTGCGAAAGTCTATGGTGAATTTAATCTTGTTTCGCAAAAGGTGCTCAAGGAGTTAGAGGCTAGTCGAGAGTTTCACGATAGTCGTATAACTAACGATGATGTAAAAATTAAACTGGCCGAAATTTTAGAGGGAAAGGTGGGTCCTGCCTTTTCTGAGGAAAGGCTTGTCGAGATAGTCAAAGATGGCGAGCTTCGGTATGCGCAAAATATTCCTCCAGGATTTGAAGATCGAGGTAAGCATAAAGGATCTACTATCACCGAGGAAATTAGGAAGCGATACGGTGATCTGATTATTTGGTATCAGGTCATTGAGAAGGCAAAAGCGGAACAGCTCCCTGTTATTATAGTCACTGGTGATCAAAAAGCGGATTGGTGGGCGGAGCAGTCGGGCAAAAAGTTAGGACCTCTCCCAGCATTGATAGAGGAGTTTCAAGCTTTATCAGGTCAGGACTTTTACCTTTATAGTTACCATGGCTTTCTGGATCTCGCGAACCAACATCTTGATCAGAAGACTTCAGCATCCGTCATCGAGGAAGTTCGTGAATCAGCTATGTTGGACGCTGAAACGATCGATGAGGATTCTCAGGAAATAGTAGAGGGTAAGGAGTATCCCGTTAATGCTCTTTCTATAGAGCAGTGGAAAAAATTATTAGCTCGTGATTATTCAGAAAGTTCAGGCCTTCGAGCATTGCGTAGTGAGAAAGAACGGTTGAAGGGCAAAATCGAAGAATTACAACTTGAGATGACCGTTAAACGGAATCTTCTTCGTGATGCAATCAGCAAAAAGCATGAATCTAATGTTGGCAAGCTTAGAAACGATTTGTTTGATTTGAGGTCTAAAGCGAAAATATTTGTTGGTCAGTTAAATTATGTCCAAGACGAAATTGCACGTTATCACTCGGAGCGGGGGGAGTAAGCTTCAGGGTGGGGCAAATTATTTGCCCCAAGATGCTTATTTTCTCGCGTTAATCTTTGCCCAGATGTTATTTAGCTCCGTAGGGGATTCGTCATCCATCCACTTGGCGTACACCTCGACCAGCATTGTAAAGTCCTTGTGACCCATTTGTTTCGCAATAAAAGCAAGATTTCCGCGTGCTGTCAGGCACCAGCAGGCATAGGTATGCCGAGTTTGATAGGGGCGGCGGGGACGAATGCCAGAGCGCTTTTGGATGGCTGCCCATTTGGTGTTCCATGAAGTGGGGATAAACCAGTGGTTAATGGCTTTTTTTCTGGCTTGGGTCATGGGGGATAAAAGAGGTGTCGCTTTTTCGGTCCGACTCTCATGCCGGTTCATGTACACCTCGATTTCACGCGGCGGGAGGTCAGCAACCAATTTCATCAAAGTTTTACATGCCTCGACAGCCGGTGGCATAAGCAAGACAAATCGAGGTTTGCCAGTCTTAGGCACTTTGAATGTGCCGTCTGCGGTAATTGCCCTGGTGATATTGATTTGTCCTTTGATCAGGTCGACGTCCTCTACAGCCAATGCGCACAACTCACCCGGGCGAAGACCGGTGTAGACCGCTACTGTGATTGCCGCCGTGTCTTGCGGGTGTAGGCAGCCCTTGCTGAGCAACTGTTCGAACTCTGCTTTGGTCAGTGGGTCTGGCTCGCGGTCGGTCATTGCGAATCGTATGCAGGCGGCTGACAAACCCTTGCGGCAGTAACTGTTGTTTTCACACCATGCCAGAAATCCTGCGAACGTAGCCAAATAATGGTTCGCGGTTGAAGGCGCACGATCAGCGATCAGCTGGGTCCTGAGTCGCTGAATATCTTCGGGTAAAAGGATGCTCGCCAATCGGTCCGGCCCCAATAGTTCGGTGCAGATATCCAACGCATAGCCATATTTTTCTTCGGTCATCGGGGTGATGTCGACGGCCTTGAGTGGCTTATAGCGAGCCATCAGCGCGGATAGGCGTTCATCTTTTGTGGTGCTGTAGTTGGTTGCGTTCTTCGAGTTTGGAAAGTGTCGGGCGTAATCGAAATGGCCTGTTTTGATCTCATGAATGATTGCCGCTCTAAGCAGGGCGGCATGTTTGATGTTGGCTTTAGTGACAGGAAGGCCGAGGGATTCGCGGCAGCGGACTCGCCGCCACATGAACACGACGCGAATGTTACCGCCGTGGACCTCAATCCCTTTGTGCTTGGCCAGCTCGATATCTAGGCTGCTTCCTGGGGTGCGCTCTCGGCCCACTTGTCATACTCCGTCATGTTAATTGCGATACGGCCGTCTGGTGTTTTGCGCCAGATACGGCCTTGGGCCCAGGTCCCGTTTTTTACTTTGTGGCGTATGGCATCTTCGCTATAGCCGGTAAGTTCGGATGCGCGGTTGATCATTACCCAGCGTGGAAGGCTCATAGTGTTTGCTCCCCGGCCCGGCGCAAGATGCCTTCTGCTTGGCGCAGCTTGCTGCATTTTTGGTGGTTACCATGTGCCCGCGATTTGTCGCATTTGTCGCAGATGGTGTGTAGGTCGAGTGGTGACATTTGCCCTCGTCGAATTCGCACTGTTCGGCGTAAGGCGGTCATGGATTGACCTCTGTTCTGTCACCTTTATTAAGTGGCGCGTTGATCAGGTATTGAGGTTGCATGTGCTGTGTACCTTGGTAGAGCCCGCCGCCGGGATTCTTGGTGAGAGGCTGGCGGCAGGGTGTTACTTAGGGTTAGTTAAAGGTTGGCTTCATACAGTGGTACGTCACCGATTGCGCTCTGGATTTTCTGGCGAACGGCGTTGTAGGCCTCCTCAAGCACCTTGTCCGGGCGCACCAGCTCGAACCACATTTGAAGGCGGCCTTCCAGAATGCGATAGCGGAATCGGGCAGGGACGCAGAACGCGTCGCCACCAAGAAACGGTTTCACAGCAATGAAGAATTGTTCGGGGATGCGCAGTTGGCCTGCTTCGCCGGCACGGCCGTCGATCTCTTCGTTATAGGTCAGTTGCACCTGGCCGTTGTCGAGTCGGGTGCCCTGGCGGAAGGTGATGTTTTTCTTGGCTTCCAGGGTGCGGCTGATTTCCAGCATGTCGGCAGCGCTTGGGTCGTTTGATTCGTTTTCGCGCTGGGTAATGTCCCTGACGTTCTCTTCGATGAACTCGGCAAAGGTGGCCTGATCCATACGCTTGCGATCGTTCTCCTTCCAGCGGCCCCACTCTATAGTTGTCGGGCAGCGGTAAGTGGCGATGTGGTCCCGCCAGGCGGGGCTGGTGGGTTGGTGATAGTCGATGACAGCAGAGAAGGTGCGACCCTCAGGGCCGTTACAGAACACAGCGGTAGCGTCATTGGCGAAGCGGTTCACATATGCAATAAACGATTCTGCGTCCAGGACGGTGAGCTTCTGGCGCGTGCGAGTGGGGTTCGGCAGCAGGTGTTCAAGGGAGTGGACGCCCACACCGGCAGGAAGCAGGGAAATGGGGGCGGCCAGCCCTGGGTGATCAATCGGCTTACCGATTGCTTGGGCGAGGGTGACCAGCTCTTGAATTGCTTGTTGCATTGATAGTGCTCCGGTGGGTGATGCTGTGGTGAGAGGTTTTGGAGTCAGGATTACTGGCTAACGTGGCGCAATTTTTCGGGTGCCTGCTCTTCGCTGACGGTGCGTAGCGGCAGGTCCTGTTGGCGTGGGTCGCGTCGTGTCAGATTGCCTTCAGGCGTCAGGAAGAACAGTGAAGTGCCGCGGGACAGGATCGGTTCTTTCGCTTTGACGTCGGCCTTGATGGTCATCTGGCCGCTGCCGTCAGGCTTGTAAGTCAGCTTGATGTTCAGCTCTCCGCCCTTGCCGGTCAGGCGAATAGCATCGACCAGGCTGTGTTGGGTTTCGCTGAGTTCATCGAGCAGACCGCCGGCCTCGATATCCCGTAGCGTGTCGATGAAGGGGCGTGCTTTGCTCATGTGCTGTGCCTCATTGTGTGGATGTTGTTTGCCCCTGGCCGGCAGGGGTCACCGTTGAATCATGCCGCTTGCTTCGCCGCTTGAGCATCTAGGTAGGCGGCCAGGTCGTGCAGGTAAACAACTGCGGTGCCTTTGTTTCCTGATCCGCCTAGGCGGGTGACTTTCAATTCGATGCGGCCAGCGCTGATGCGGCGTAGCAGGTATCGATCGCTAGATATGTGAGAGAAGTAGCGCTCGCGGATGGCTGATAGCGTTGGGCATGGTGTCGCCCATTCCTTTCGCAATTGGTCGATGGTGTTGCTCAC